GATTGAGCTTGAGAGAAAGCGGGTTTACAAATCAATCTAACTAAAATATGGGAATTAAAATATTTAAAAGGTAACATATAATATCCAGTTCTCATAGAAAGCGCAACAGATTCTGAAATGATAGGATCACCACCTACTGATGTAGATTCAAATCTATCTGACCACACATGACCTTGTTCTGGGAGACAAACTCCAGGAACATAATCATGTTGGACATCTAGTTCTATTTCTTCATCAGTAAGGATTATCACTGGTTTCAAACCTGAAGGTGTCATTAACTTACGTATGAAACGTGAGTCAGTGGCACCAGGAGGCATAGAAACGTCAATAGCTTGATTAGCTAAACTGGATTCCCCAGATTGGATAAGTTGAGAATGAGGTAATACATGAGCCTCATTTGAAGGTTGTTCATTAACGAGGGTATCGGTTTGGTTGTGGTACTTAGTACCTGAATTAACAGTTTTCGTTGAAGAAGACATGATAATCTTTAGTTCCAAATTTTAACAGGGGGCCAAGAACGTTTTATTGATATCTATTCATTAGGTCTTGATAGTAGTCGGAGTATTTAGGGTAAAAACCCTTAATATCCCGGCTAAGTTCACATTTACGGATACCCCTCTGTAAACAAGTTGCAAAATGTGTGAAATATTCAGTTCCATGCATAACAGCTTCCAATAATCCTTCTTCAATTAAATCTTTATGAGTCATTATATCATTAGGAGAAATATTAGTCCAATTAAAACGCATTTCAATAGAATCAGTTTCAATAGGGGCAAATACAATACTTGGAGAAATTACTTTAAACTTCCTCTTTAAGAAAGAAAGTTCTTCAATAGGTTTCGTAGCACCATCTAAACTCTTGGTTGCATCGGTATAGTCCTGTTCAAGTTCATCGATCATAATTCTTGCAACATTAGCAAAATTATAACCGAGCGCTAGATCAGCAGTATACACAATATCATCACCAAAAGCTCTTATGGTAACATTGTCAAGAAATTTATTTAATCCATAATAACCAGTAATTTTGATAAAACAATACCAATGATACAAAAAGTTAACAATACAATTCATTACAGTAGTCATAGGCGATCCAGAAGGGTTTCCATGTTCATCCATATACACAGTGAAAGCAGATACAGATACAGATCTTACATTTTCATCTAATAATATTTCAATAATTTTATCAATTTCAGTATCATTTCCATTTTTAGCACTAATAGTGTTACGAATAATTCTACATGCCATATCCATAAATTCAGGTCGAAGGTTTCCATCAAAAGTTCCGAAATCTGCATCACATCCTAAGTTACTCTTTTCTTTCAAATCATGATATAACTTTGCCCATTGAGGAGATACAACATTTATTCCAACAGCATGAAACATTTTACCTTGCATTTTAGTCCATTCAGTCTTAAATTTACCAAGATACTTTTTAATCAAAATAACTTTATCAAAGGGTACATTTTTAAAAATTCTAGGTTTATCAACTTTACTAAGAGGTCTACACTCATCTTTAAGACAATCTTTATTAATAGACAGAGTTCGATAACCAAGGAGAGCTAATCTTTCAGTTTCTTTCATACTTTCAAATAATTTAACAGTATCAGGGTTTTCAAAATCAAATTCACGGTAAGTATTTCCTTGTTCATCTTGAAGCATTTTTGTGAAATGTTCTTTCTTATAACAATGACCATTTTCAGTTTGAGACCAAGGAATTCCAGCAGAAGTACGCATATCAAGGGGATGAGAATCAACATCATTAGGGTTTCCATTCAAAATTTCATAATTACTAGAAATACCAATATTCTTATCTTCAAATTGTTCAATATAATAGTTACTTAAATCAGATTCCATAGATTGCAAAATTGTGGGATCAATAACATTCTTAAAATATTTTCCGTATTTTTCTGTTCTGGTTATGAGAAGATTTGGTTGTCCATGAGCATCAAGACAGAGTTTTGATTTATCGTCAACTTGACTTGTACAAAGATGAGCAGGAGCATGTTTTACTTCAAATGAACCATGAAGAGGATGTTTCTTAATTCCAGTATTTGCAGCAGGTCTTGCGAGATAATTTAATTCACCGAGATATTCAAAATTTCCATTAGGCATATTTCCAGAGGGTACAAGAATACTTTCAATTTGATCCATAGTATCTACAATTGGGAATTTAGAAATATTTTGTTCAATAATTAGTTCAGAAAATTCTTCTTTAGCAATTACAGGCATCATAGAGTCAATTAAATCCTTTGTAACAATAGCAGAATAGGCACGATCTTCAGCGCCTACAACATGAAATCCAACAATTTTCTTATGAATAGAATTATTAAAAGCAACTAAAACACCTCCACAATCGCCTGCGGAAGTAACTGGTGATAATGTCATTGTAGCTTGAACTTCATAAAGTTTTTCATATGTTTTAATGCCTGAGTATTGAAGGCAAATTTGTTTATGATTAACGGCAGATGCAGTAACAAGTTGACATAATCCAAGTACAGGTAAATGTTGGAGCACATAAATTCTTTCATTAGCAAATTTAATATATTCATCATCTGTGATCAAATTATTATAAAATCTTTGACTGAAAAGTACATGTTTATTATCAAATTTCCATAAAGCTACATCACGATTTTCTTTCTTAGCAATCAAAGTCATAGGTATAGTAGTATTAATTCCATTAACAGTAGTTTCAAATGAATATTCAGCATTAATATCAGAAGATGAGTGCAAGTGAGCAGGAGTAGTAATAAATTTTCCAAAGGGATGTCCATGTAAGGTATAAACTTTATTTCCAGATGTTCTTTTACATTTTAATGTTAATTTAACAATAGCAGAGAATAAATCACGAGCACCACTATCTAGAGCATGTTGTTCAACTCCAGATGCAATTTTTACAACTTTAATTTTATCTTGTTTTTGAGATCCAGGATTGTGACCTCCAAAATCATATTCTTCTTGTAATTCTTCAGGAGCAGAAAGCCAATCAGCAATAGTAGTTTCTGTAGGAGGAGTAAATGTAGGAGTTGATGAACGAGAATAATTCATTCTACGATCACGCCAATTATTACTTTGTTCACGTCTAGATGTATAAGTTTGACCTTCTTGCTTTAATGTTCTCTTTTGTTTGGTCATCTTTTCTCCCTGTGGAGAAATTTCTTCGAGAAATTCTTGTCTTAAAGTTCTTTTCTGTTTTGTCATCTTTTCTCCTTGTGGGGATACTTCTTCGGTATATTTAGGGAAAGTTCTTTTACTTTTTGTCATTTTCTCACCTTGAGGAGAGATTTCTTCAATAAAGGTAAGGACAGTATTAGCAGTGTTCATAACAACAGGAGAGATATCAGAGTCAGTATTAACATGTTCTTCAAACCAATTTTTATAGAATTTCAGTTTCTTAGGGTCTACAGCATCAATAGGAAGAGAGTGAGAACAAGTTCCACTACAAGCTTCCTTTGTGCAAGCAACACAATAATCTTTAAGGCAATAAGAACCGAATTTAGGGAATTGAGCACAAACATCCATATGATCTCCGGATGCCATATTTTTACAAAATTGATCATGAAATTTATTATGAATAATTTGGAAATTTTCAACAGAACAAGCACAATTAGTACATGCTTCAATCATAGTAAAGGTCTTACATTTATAAATAACATATGCTCCAATACCAAAAAGTAAAGGAATAAGGAAAGCAATATTATACAAATCATTAATAGTTTCAAAAACAGCATAAGAAAATGAAGCAGTATCTTTGTTAAGGTAAGTCATAATAATGGCAGCAAAAC